CTCTGCATAAGCGCGACCCAGGTCCTTCTTTAAGGGACCAATGTGACTCACGTCACAGCCAACACCGCCCGAGCATTCCCGAACGGCGTTCCGTATACAGGCTGACAGAGAAAGGATCTCGACACAGGTCTTGATCCCCATCTTTAGTCCATAATATACGAAGACGCTTTAGGCGCTCATCGGGATCCATAGCAGCTAACGATGCAGTGAAGAATCGCAGCAGCATGGACCACCCCGACAAGACCTTGCGTCTTGTTAACGGACGGACGTACGTCACGAACACTTCGCGCCTTTGCAAGCGCTTATTGCCACGTGTGGGTACATCCTGTTGGTCAGATACGTCTATGAGGCTAGGTGCACCAACATGGTGCTCCTCGCCGGCAATCGGCCAGTACAACTGGTAGAGAGCCCTTACGATGTAATCGTAAGTAGAGAAGTATCCCCTACGATAAAATGAATTCGCGTAAGCGATCCATGATTCGTAAGAGTCAGCCGAGGGGAGACATGTCCAAACCGTTTTCAACTTCAACGGTGTGACACAGACGCCTTGGTAGGCGTCCATGCCGCAGGATTCCCGAAAGGGTCCTTTGGTACAGCACTTATCGCGATTGACTTTGAGGCCAAACGCTTCGAGTACCGCGATCGCGTCTTCTGCAACTCGCAGGGGAACGACCACATCATCTCCGTATACTAGGATACTCTCACGAGTATCCGTGTCACTAAATGACGCATGCAGGAGACTCCAGATAGTCAATGCCATAATGGGGAAGCATAATGCCGACCCCATCGGAGCGAACTTCCGAAGATTTAATATTCTTCCGCAAGGTAACTTCGTACTCAAACTTCTACTAGCCTCCAAGAACCCGCAAAGGTCCGAGGGGAACAGTAGACGAACTAACTCAAGTGATACACGATCACTGGCCTCCTTGAGGTCTAGCGTCGCATAGCCTTTACCAATAGAGGCCGTGTTAAGGATTTGACTCCCTAGCAAGGCCCCGCATTGATTAGGCACTTGATCAGTGAAGAACACATTCCACTTTGTTAAGGGATGGTTCTCCACAAGCGAATAGATAGCCTTCCGCTGACCCTGTTGAATCCACTGCAGAGCAGGGGGTTCGCAAGAAATCAGCCGAGGGCCGCGTGAGTCTTTCGGCACGAGACAAACTCGAGCCGGTACCTCACTCTCATCGTTAATGGAAGACCATTTACGATGCTCATCACAAACCTGTCCAACAGACGCGCAAAAGAAGGCGTCAAAAGGATACATGTCTGTGAGTCGCGTCGGAACATTCCGCCACTTGTACTTCTCCCAAGGCTTCTCTCCAGTAGAGACTGCCCCAGGACCGTGCGAGGGTGAAATGTCTGACAAGTCGAAATGCCGGAACAACTCACGAAGAGTTGCTCTGGCAGCGCGCGCGATCTTCACCATCCTTGGGCAATTACGCCTTCGTACGGGTGAATCCACGCTCCACTGCATCCAAACTTGCACGTTGTGCAAGTAAGTATCAGTTTCTATTAATTCTGTCTCGGTCCTTTCGAACTGAGTCAGAACTGCTTGTTCCTGGTCTGATGTGTAGGGCAACTCATACTTGTAAAACAGGTATAAAATTTGCCGAAGAACACAGACACTACTTGCGCAGCCCGGTATTAATGGGCTGCCC